GGAAGCACACCTAAGTCCGGTCTAGCTAATTGGATCTTATATTTCCCATCCGTCAAGTCCAGACGAAACTTCCCATCGACGTGCCTCTCAATCTCCTGAATCATAGCCGCAGCGGTCATGACTCCGTCGATCACCATGCTAAATCCCAGCTCCTCATCAGCTATTTGCTCCGCTGTGGCTCTCAGCGCACCTTCCTCTACTGTGCCATCAATCAGAATATCGCCAATGGGCATGTTTATGCCCCAGTCATCATTAACTGTCAGCAATTCAAACAGGAAGCAGATTGGGTTGGCATCATCCCCAATTCTTTCTTTACCGCCGGTTACAGCAAGGGAGTTCGGATACCAGAATACTTCAAATGCGAGGTTTCTTAAGCTGGCTTGATTACCTATATAACCTGGGCCTCCAGCTCCGTTATTCAGTAGAAAATAGCAGATGTTCTGGTAACGAGGAGCCAGTGCTATTTGTAGAGCCAGGTAAGTACTGACGGGTTGAAGATCGGCTCCATTAAAGAACTGTAGTGTAAACTCGATTCCGCCTCCACTATCCTCTCCTCCAAACAGTTCTCGATCAGATATGTTTACATCGCTTGACGTTTCTCCTCCAGTGTATATCTCTTTATCCGCCATCCAAATCCGATCGAAGCCATCTATCGGACCTGAAGAGATAACCATTTGAACACCGATGTTGTACTCATACCCCTTAGTAACGCTCTTCGCACCAATACCAAAAAACCCTCCTACACTCTGCTTCAAGGCAACTGTTGTCAGATCCCCATACCAAGCTACATTGGGACCTGCCATCCTCACCTTACCCACTATAATAGGTACTGGCCGGCCTTCAGTTGCGGACGGGACTTGGAAGTCGTCTATCCCTGAGGCTCTTGCATTCTCAACTTGTGGCTTTGCAAGCAGAGCTGAGGCTATGCTCGTACCGAGCCACATCAAGAACATGAACCAAAAGGCCATTACGGTCTCCCTCCCCCGAATGTGGGAGTAACTCTTGATGTAGCATTTGAAGTACTGCCTTGATCTAGCTCTATCGCGAAGGGATTTAGCAGCGGTACAGTTGGGAAGCCACCAAACTCGGGAGTATTCAGGAACTTCCGAGAACAGTCCCCATTTATGTTGTGATTACATCCCGCGACCACGTCTACCGGTGTTCCTGGTAAGCCGCTTGCTACAAACGGCCGGTTAATCCGGACTACGTCTGGATCACCACCAATATCCGCATCCACAATTGACCTTCTCTCGCCTGGAGACCCAGTTATAACGACCATGCCTCTCATCCAGAAGATATCTAATTCATCCGACGTTAGTCCTAATGATTCACTGACGTTTATCTCTACTGCAAGGGCTCTCAAGTTAGTAATCGTCAGTGTCTGCCCGTTCGGCAGTGTTGACGCAATAGAAGTTGACTTAGTATAAGTCGCTCGCACAACTAAACAGCCTCTTCCGTATAACTGCCAGTTACACGTCGCTGAGAAAGTACGAGAAGGGATGGGCTTGTCGAAAATCTTGGTGACTGGTTGGCAAAACAGCTGGGCCGTGTTATCACCAAACTTACAGTTAACTACCTCTCCCTGCCAAACAGCTATTAACCCCTCATCTGGATCATTCAGATGCATCCTGAAAATAGTCAGATTAGGTAGGGAGCTTGGGAGAGTGACTCGAAATGCGGATGCTATTGGAAAATCCTTCGGGACATTGACAGTTATTTCTCCCGAAGTTAGTTCGGTGTTCATCTGCGGATGCGTCCGAGCTAGAGCCGGCAAAGACTCGTAAACAGTAGAACCTATAGTTACATCTCTGACTGCGTTTGTTCGCCGAAACAGTGAACCCCCTTGGGTAAAATCGTACAACTCTACCGGGCGGCCATCTCCAGTTTCAAAGGCATCAAAAGTCATGAAGTTGTCCCCTTAAACTTCATTCTTACGTTAGCTTCTCCAAGATATTCATGAACAAAAGTCACAACGTCCCCATCTATCCTGCCCAGCATAGCGTAGGAGACCTTGATGTTGTCTGGAGGTATGACTTCTGGAGTTCCCGTTGGCGAAGTGTTCAATGACACCGTCTCGGTATTATTTCCATTATCTATCATCGCTGTTATTCTTCTTACGAACTGCCGGCCATCGTCCAACACCTCAATCAGGACGTCTCTGTACGGGGCTCCAAAGCCGGCTGCTGTTTTTCCGACAAACTCGATAATGAATGACGTCGAGGATAGATCTATTCCTGGTGCCGCTACCGGTAAATCATTCTGGAATGTCGGCAGGTAGAGTGGTTTCCATGATCCTCTTAGATAATGAGCTAATTTCTTCCATTGCCAAATCGTAAAGGCATCGTGTAAGAATACACCTTTTGCTCTACCTGGTATGGCCAGATCATCTACTGGGTGGACATCTAACTCACCAACTCCGCTGTCGTTTCGAGTCCTATCCTGGGTTAACGAATGCGTAAAAGTAGCCGAGGCCGCGACATTTGGATCAGTCATGACCAAAAAGCCATCAATTGGATGTTTATCAAAGAATGGATCGGCAGCGAACTCTGCGTCTGTAAAAGCTAGATCCTCCGTCGAAAGAAACTCAAACTTAAGATCCGTCTGCTCAACCTCAACCATCTGATCCCGCAAACGTGGCATTTCTGACAAGTATCCCGTTGCCAAAGGAAGTATTGCACTACCCACTGGAATAGCAAAGGTCGTTGCTTGCTGGAGAGTTACACTCACCCCCGCTTGCACAGTATTAATCGCGACGTCTTGTACCGAATCATCTGGTAAGATGATTATTGCCGATCTACCGGCAAAGAACATAGCATTATCCGGATCACACGGAATAACTGTCGTTCCAATCGGTAGGTCTGCCTCTGTTGGATTAAGGATCGGTCTCTCATCCCACCATTCTGGTACTCCCATCAGAAATGGCTGTGATGTCTTCAGTATATTCCTCAGTAGTGCCCTTTCTATTGCATCTTGTGGTTTAAAATCAAGTTCGACAAACTGCCTAGGCACAATCCTTAAAGCGTGTCTCTGCTCAGTCTGATCCCGAGACCTCATGATGTCAGTCTTAAAAGTCAGTTGTTCAGTTATAGGCTTCTCTGGCACGAATGTGAACAGGATAACTCTCGTCCCCAACATGCGGATTGCAACGTCTCTATTGTCGAATTCAAATAGTGCGTCTGCATCGAACTCTGGTTCTCCCGCAAGAGCAGCGGTGACATCAATCTCGTCCTGTCCCATGAGTGGAAGGACAAAAGGAGGTGGGTTAGCTGTAATCGTAATCCCTGGCAACGCCGCGAAATCAATACTTAAGAAGGTGTGCGATCCATCACGGAAGGTATTCAAGATAGAAATGGTGGCCACCTTGTCCGAAGTGATGTTCCCGAAATCCACTGGATTCGGATCTATCCAGTACTGATCCATGAACCATCCACTTGTGTCGCCGACAAACGCGCTGGCCACTACTCTTGGAGAGAACGGTTGGTTCTGAACGTTATCCGCGGTGCGGACATCTCCCCAGAGCATCTCGCGTAGAATTGGCGGGAGTGGCGGTATAGACTCGCCTTCTCCTATGGACGGGTTACCCGGATTGAAGAGAGGAAAAACAAAAGTCGCACCTTCGAAATCAACAGCCATTCGTTAACCCCGTTAGGGTATCTGCCTGTAGGCTAAGCCCTCGTACCCACTGTACTGATCGTCAGGGACTGTGCTTACTACATCGCTATTTACCGTTGGGAATAACGTATAGGTGTCTGCTCCAATTGTCACTTCGTCCGCCGCCGAGAAGCCCTTCATGCTGATTCGAAACACATCTGGAACTTGACCTAATGGACAGAATCTTATGAGGCCACTAATGTCCCGAAAGATGCCGATGTAAAGTGGTATCAGTGCTTTGGCACCCGATATCAAGCTGGCTGGCATAACGAAAAGAGATGACCCAACAGTATTTCCCGTACCATTGGCAAACCCACCACCTAAGATCTGGGAGCCGGCTGTCTGATTTACATTACTGTAACTCGCACCTGACGGCCGGTTTCTCGACGTGCTTTGCGTCTTGGAAGTAGTAATTTCGTGTGTAGTCCACCACTCAAGGGCCCCTTGCAAGTTGATCGCTCGAAAGACGCTGTTCATCGGCAGAGAAAATGCGAGTCTATTGACTGCACTAAAAGGGGACATATGAGCGTTATCGTATGGGTTATCTATATCAGCTCCGCTTCGGTTCCATCGGTGGCCAACACAGTACTCTCCACCGTCCCACGCAGCATCGCCACCAAACTTGATCATATTTCCAAAGAACATGTGGCGCCAAATACGGGTTCCAGTTTCCATTGCCATATGACAGTAGCGACCATTAACTGGCGCAAATAGGTGGTGTTGGATCCAGGTTGATGAAGACACCTGAGTGATACTCGGCATTTCCTGCTGAGGATTCATTCCACTACCATCAGCATCACTCTTCCAATCTGGTGCTGCGGCTGCTATCCTGGGGAAAGCTCCAGGTCCACCCGGCTGATCGTATGCCGGCTCACTGGCTGAAAACCCGTCGCCTGGAAACATGAAGATGCCGTCCGCCTTCGTATGGAAAGCCATGAACGGTGGCTCGTCCAAGTCTGGCGTCGATTGTGTCGGCGGCGTTAGCCAAACCTCAAATTCACTACCACTTCCAGCATCCGCTTGCGATCGAGTCCAACGATTTGCTGCAACTGGAAAGTGGTTCGCTGATGTTATAAACTCCGCCAGCTTACTGCGTACAAAGTCATCCGCATTGGCCGCGTTACCATTGCCGCCATCCAAAGCATCTGTGTTCTTAACGAATGGCATATCTACTCCATCAGGATTGTATAGAAATCCTGTAAATTGGACAGGTCGATGATCGGGAAAACCATATGCTCCCGACCTAGCTGATCCACAATAATATTCTCAGCAATTAGATCCCGTGCCGGTATCTTAAAGATTCCATCGGCCTCTCCTAAAAGTTGTAAGGCGCCGGGCTGGTCTTGATAAAAAGTGAACGGAAGCAAGAAGTACAGTCTAGTTCCAACACCGACATTCAAAAAGCCCATGTCTTGTGGACCACTATTATAATGATTGGAAGTCCAAAGGCCGCCTGTTTGTGCGTGAGTACCAGAACCGGACGCGATATTCGGAGCTTGACCTTCAGGCTTGTTGGTTATCTCATTAAGGCTATTCTCCGGCCATAAGTCCCATGGTGGACTAGTGGTTGTGGTTCGATTCCATATTCCTTGCTGGTCTCTCAAGAAGTGCTGGTTTAGGCCTGGTCTCGCCATAGTAGTATGAAGACCTCCTTGTGGATCTCCGATATCCTCACCACTTCTCTGAGTGGTACCAGCAACAAACATGGGGAGCGGCCACTTGGTAGACGGGTCCGTGATAAAAGGATTAAAGAGGCCGAAGTATATCATTTCGTAGGTGCTGAGAGTGTGCATAACCACGGCTACACGTCGTGGTGTGACGAACATGAAGAAATCTAAGTCACTCACAGTCAATGGCACTCTTGACGTGGGTAAGGAATTACTCATTGCAGTTACAGGACTTATTCCCGGCTGTTCATCCCAAGCTAAAGCTCCATTAAATCCAGAAGCTCCTGCTATCATCCACTGAGGATTGCCTCCATCAATTTCTGTAAAAGCGCCTATAAATGGGTTCGAACCTGAGTTATTTATCCCTTCCGCCCAGAATTCAGCATCGGTCTGATCATCAGTATAGGTCGTGCTCCGTATCAGCCAGCCAGAACGAGTCAGATCAAGCGTGGCGTTGATTCCACTCGCACTCGCAGTAGTAGCTACGGGGCTGGTCGGCAACTCAGAATAATCACCAATGTTGACTGGCTTCACCGTTAACACTACACCTGCGGCTTCAGTAAGAACCTCAAACGTCGCCGCCGTGCTTTCAACCGTGCCGCCTACCAATGTCAAGATTTCGCCGACGACATATCCAGTCCCGCCAGCATTAGGAACGGCTGTCACCCAGCTGTCCATAATCAGGTCAACCGTCGCCCCGGCACCCGTCCCTCCTACTAGCGCATTTCCCGTAAGAGTCGCTGGCTCGATGCTATAGCTACCCGAGTTATTAAGCCTTAGAGCGGTGATGACACCGGCTGACTCAGTTACAACTTCGAACTCAGCCGGGTGGGCACCAGTACCAAACGTAGTCCCGCCGGTTATACCGAGAATATCGCCAACCGTGTAAGCAGCGCCACCAGCATTTATGACGCCACTCCCAACATGACTTCCCCGGATGAAGTCAATCATGTCCTTGAACAAGCGGATGTAGGCTAGGTCTGGGTTAAGGACAGACGAGTCACCTAATTGAAATGCCATCTCTTAAGCTCCAATTGCTCCCCGTGTCGCTTGCGGGTTATTCCGTAGAATACTGAGGACTGCTTCCTCACCCTTTGCACTCTGCAGTAACGCTTCTGCCTTATCTGCTGAGTCTACCACTATGACTTGGGGAGGTGCTACATTCACTTGAGGAGCAGCAACACTAACATTACCTCCGCCCATCGCTCCCATCTGCTGCCGTGGTACGAAAGTACCTGCTGAGTCTGGGATGAACGCTTCTGGCTGCGCCCCTGTTCCAATAAGCACCGGTTCCCCAGCTTGACCTCGGCCACCGTTATCTGCTACTCCTGCTCCGAAGAAGCCTCCGATTGCTGACAAGAAAGCGTTACCACCACCAGCACCGATACCGCTCAAGGAACTGAATATTTGCTTCGCTAGCGCATTCGCTGCCATCTCTCGCAACGTATCCGCGAAGGACGAAAGCATGCCTCTCAATCCATCCTCAAACGGATCAAATAGGAAGTCCGAGAAGGCCCTGAACGACTGTCTAGCAGCTTCATCCGCAAAGGCCTTCGCCGCGTCCGAAGTCTTCTGGGTAGCTTCTTGCAGTCTCTTTTCTGCGTCAGCCGCTGCCCGAGTAAATGTCTCTTGAGAAATGGCCGCTGCTACCAACAGCTCGTCCAATCTCATAAGCTCCTCATTATACTTCTCGGTTGGAGTCTTAAGAGCTTCGGTTAATCTTCGACCCTCTTCGAACGCATCAGCCGTACCCTGTAGCACTCTCAATTGGTTCTCAAGAGCTGCACTTTGCTCATCCGTAAGAATTACACCAGACTTCCTAAGATCCTCCTCAGCAGCCATTAGCTGATTCTGGATCTCTCTTTCCTTATTCGTCAGTTTCGATAACTCTGTCTCCCGCGCTAAGTTATCAAGCATAGTACCGAATGGATCTTGAAGCGCCTCCATTTCCGTTCTTGCTCTCTCCAAGAGAGCCACTCTCTCCTCACGTGTACCAATCCCTAACTGTCCAGCCTCATCTAACAGCTGCTGAATCTCCGCAAATTCCCTCGATGCCTTTCCAGCAAGATCGAATTCATCGCTGAGTTTTCTTACTGCCTCCGCTACCTCGTCAAACCTTGACTTTCCTCCTGTACCTCCTGCTCCAGCTCGAATATTATCGATCAGCGTTTGGGCCGCTGCGTTCACCCGTATAAGTTCTCCTTCAAATTTTTGGAGTGTATCACCTTCTCCTACAGGTTGGAAAGCTTCTATCATCTCATCTCGCGCCGCGATAATCTGTTCAATCTGCTTCTCAGCTGCCGTTAAACCCGACAATCGAGCTGATTCTTCAAATTCCTCCAAAGTACGTCCAGCATTTTCTAGCTTCTCCGCTAATCTCGCTACAGCATCGGATTCAACCCCAAGCCTACCTGCAGCCAACTCAGCTGCACTCAAAAGACCTTGTTGCGCTAGGGTCACAAACTCTATCTGTTTCCTTAAGCTCTCAGCACGATCAGCTGTGTCTAATAATTGGTCACCCTCCTCAAGTAGGGATACGGCGAGGTTTCTGGCCGATTGTGCTCCTTGTTGGCCTGTTTGTTCAAATTCTACCAGTTTTTCAATGACTTCTTGAATACTTAGCGCGCCGGACTCGAACCCTTTCTTTAAATCTGTCGTAAGTTGAAGGAATGCTTCACCACCGCCCCCACTAAACGTAAGGAAACCTTGTGCACGTTGAATCTTGTTAAAGGCAGAAATTGCGTCGTCGGAAAGCTCTTCCAGATCTGCAGCGGTATTTTCCAACTCTAATTGCAACCGTAGTAAGGCTGTGGCTAATTGAGCATCAGAAAGGTCCTTCAAACTCTGGTTCGCAGTCTCCGCAGCCGTAGCATAATTTCTAAGTGCTACGTGGCCTGAATCCATGGCTACATTAAAAGCGTCTGTCGCAACTGTGGCATCTCTTGCTGAGCCTCTAAAAGTAAAGTACGCTGCAGTTGCTAGCCCTATCGCACCAGCTATCAAAGTAATTGGACTCGCAAGCATTGCAAGGTTCAATGCTATCTGGGCTGACGTTGCCGCTCTTATGGCAATTATGGATGTCTGTACCGCCCCTATCAAACTGAACAAGCCGCCGACAATCCTACCGATAGCTAGACCCGCCAAAGCTGCAGCCAGAAGTTGTACACCAACAGCCAGTCTTCGGAACAACACAGCATTCGCATCTAACGGATCCAGAGTATTTGTAAAGACTCGGAATACTCCAGTCATAGTATCAATTGTACCACGCAACGCCCCACCCAAACCAGCGTCACCCACCTGTAATGTCGCCTCTTGTAAGACTGATATGAATTGTTTGATTGACCCACTAAGGGTATCTTCCATGATACCGGCCATCTCATTCAAAGCTCCACCCGAAGCTTCAACCGCCTCCCTCAACTCTCTCAACCTGGGAACAGCACTTGTTAGAGTCGTTATCGCGGTAGCAGCACGAGCACCGAAGATAACTGCTGCATCGCCAGCTCCAAACTCAGATTGAGCTAGTCGATCAATAACGTCAATGAAGGAGTTAGTCTCCGGATTCAATTCTGCGAGAGTCAGACCCAGATCTGCT